CCGGATCCGGTAGCATTGAACGATAGCGTCTACACCCTCGACAAAGTACGCATGCTTGTTGCCGTTCTCGTCGGTCCGTAGTGCGAGATCGCCGGTTTCGTCGAGTGCTAGATCTTTGAACGTGCGTACTCTTAGATCCGCTTCGCTCGAACCGCTCGACGGCTTGACGGTGTAGACCCAAGACATCAGACGCCCTTTACTTTCGTGAGAGCAGTAGCCGCCGGGGCATAGGGTGTGATCGTTACCGGAGCACCGGTATTCGCACCCCAAGCGGAAACCATCGCGCTTAGTGTCGCTTGGATCTTCCCTAGCTCGATTTGGATCTTCGTGTCATTGGTTACGAAGTCCGTAGCAAGCGGAGCGCCTAGTCGGATCTCGTCGGCTTCGATGACGAACGCCGGTTGACTTGAGCCAACGATCGGCGTTGCGTCCGGCTTCCAACCAGGGAAAAAGACGGCGTTGCTTTCGTGGTGCGGTCTGAGGTCCCCAGCGTTGCCCGGCGTTGTTCCGTCGCCAGCACGCCAAGCTTGCGCGCTATACCGAAGACACACGAGCAAGCCAGAATCGCCCGGTTCGATCGGCCAAGTAACGGAACAACCGCCGCCGCCGGGGAACATGACGGGAATCGATTGGAGTACGTTTCGATCGATGTTTACGATCTCGCCGTTCTCACGTGCGAGAGGCCGGCGAGTACCTTGCTGAATGTTCGCGGTACGGGTTGCTGAGTCGTACGACACGACGTAACCGACGCCAGCAGTTTCTATATCTGCAATGCGGCTTTCTAGAACACGGCGGATAGCGTCATCGGGTAACACGTCAATACCTCGTTGCTTTTACCGCAACCGTCCAGTTTGACGATCCGTGTGTGTCGCACTGGTAAGAACATTCCGTTATACGGTAAGACCCTTTAAGCCGTACCGAATCGAGTACGAGCAAACGGCCCGGGGAGATCGCCGGATTCAGTAGAGACGACACAAGCAACACACCCTTAGAGTCCACAGAAGGGAAGCCTACCATACCCGTTGCACCGGATAGGAAGATCGCTTGCCCTTCGAGCACCTTGTTTCGTTCGGTGAATTGTAGTGCTCCGTTCTGTACGCTCCACTCGAGATCGAACGTACGGCAAAGCGCGGTAAGTTCCCGGGCGGCGTTGCCGGCTACGGTGGTTCCAAACGGGAACGGATTCTTTCCTCCGAACTTGGACTTTACCAGACTGACCGCTTTGTCTAGGTTGCCCGGCAATACACCGATTGACGAAGCCACGAGACGGAGCACGGCATCAGCCGAAGTCCCCTTGGGTAAGGACGCGTCAGCACGCTTGGACCTCAGCGCTTTTTCACCGTCGCCGGATTTGATCGTCGTAACTCTCGAACCGTCCGATTCATACACCGTGTCGCTTGCGCGCAAGTCGCCAAAGAAAAGCGTTTGGGATCCATCCTGGTACCCGGCGTCGAGTTGAACCGGAAACGTCACTTGTTGCTCAAGCGAGGCGATCGTTTCCTCGGCTAGGTTGTATACCGTGATTTCGGCTTTGTTCGGTGTCGGCGTCAGCGTCTTGGTTACGTTGAACGCACAACGAAGCCCCTTGATCTCTTTGGTACCGAGAACAAGCCGATAGTAACGATCGTAAAGGAGTGTGCTCACTCGACTACTAGCTCGCTAACGGCTTCCGTTGCGGGTACAGCTTCGAGATACACGAGAGAGACACGACGCCCGAGATCGGCAAAGCCCGGCGCTTGTACGCTGCTAGACGCCGTATCGGCGAACATCAACACACCCTTAGGCGTACGGTCGTCGTACCGAGCAAGGCGAAGCGCTGAGGTACCGGACGTAATTTTAACCCCCTTGCGGATCGGTGAACCGGTCGAGTCGTACAGAGAGAAGAACCAGCGATCCTCGCGTTGCGAGTAGTCGAACCGTAGTACGTACTCTAGCCCGTTAAGCGTTGCCCTAATCGTATATAGGGGTACGTCCGGGGAAAGCTGAATTGTTCGTGGTGCTTCGAGTGCGATCATAGGCCAAACAACTTGTTATAGTCGCCATCCCAGAGACTAGCACCTAGGCTCTTGATACGGGCTTTCCGTTCTTCGTCCGTCAGCGTCTTTGCTTGCGCTCCTTGCTCTTTCAGCGCGGCGCCGCGTGGTTCGGCTGGATTAGGTGCCGATACCGTTGCACTGGTAACCGTCAGTATTTGCTGAAACGAAATAGTGAATCTACCTCGGCCGAGTGACAGTTGTTCGCGCGGGAGTTCGATGCTCGTGATGATCATGTTCTCGTAGTCTTTTAACGACGTGATCACGGTCATTTCGACGCCGGCTAGCCGTAGCGCGCTGAGCTTCTCGTGTGTCTCTGTCACGAGCGAGCGAGCAGGATCCAGCTTTGCGTTCCCGCGAAACGAGACGGGAACCGGCGTGACTACTCGCTCGACAATGCTTGCTAGATAGCCCGTGCCTTCGACTGTCCCCACGACGCTGAGATCCAGCATCGGGACGTGTGGGCTTTCTGTTACCTCGACCACACACGAGAATGTGGTCGGTTCGTGGATTAGATGATCGGCGATGACGCCGCCCGTCTCGATAGGAAACGACGTCGGTACCGACGACTCGACGTGGTTCTCGCTAATCGTGACAGAGAACTCGACGATCTCAAACGCCGGATCTTCAGGCACCAACCAAACGCTCACGCGTGCACCGTTTCGAGTGACGAAACAAGGTCATCGTTCGCGTCAGAAAGACCGCGAGAAACGCCCCGGCGAACGTCCTCGACACTTCCCCCGGCGGCGTTGACGTAAACGTTCTGTGTGGCTCGTACTTGGTTGGCGTTCGTGCTGGCGTACGTCACGTTACCGCCCGCCGGTTGCCTGCTTGCCACGGTTCCAACCGGTTGCGTAGGACTACCACCGCCGCCGGGTAGCTTGAACCCGATCTTGAGTACGTTGGTTAGATCCATATCGGTGAATTTGTCTTTCAACGCCTTCACCATATCGTCGGCTAGCGTACCCATGTTCTCAATTAGGTCGCCTGCTCCTTCCTTGATCGCCTTCCAAATGTCGTCGGGGATATCTAAGCCCATCTTGCGCCACTTCTCTTTTTGACCGTCGATGTACTCGGTCAGTAGTGTGTTGAGCTTGCTATACCCCTCACTGATTTTCGAGATTAGCCCGATCGGATTTAGCGAACTCGCAACCACTAGAGCGTAATCGATGAACTCGCCTTTACCGGACGCAATCTTGGCGGAAGCGATGTCAAACGCTTCGTTTAGATCGTCGGCGAAGAACTTAACGAGCGAGGCGCCGAGCGTCGAGAAAGATTCTTCGATCTTGCCCATGAGTGTGGGCTGTTTTTCCATTTTACGATTCAGCGCTTCGATGTCCTTTCCGATCTCAGAAAAGACGGAATCGCCAGCACCTTCACCAAAGACCTTATCCAAGAACCGACCAGTCAGCGAGTCTCCGCCTTCGAGTCCGGTTTTCAGATCGTCCACTACCAGGATGATGCCAGCGATTAGCGCAAGCATTGGCAGATAGGGGACCATCATCTTGACGCCGGCAGCAAAGCCAGCAACGCCCATAACAGTCATAGCGGTTCCTAGTTTCTTGCTCGCTCCTTCGCTATTACTGAACGTTGCTGCCATCTTCGTTACTCGGTCAACCACGCTCGTTAGTGTTGGCATGATTGCGAGCGCTAGCTTGCCCTTTAGCGACGTTACAGAAGCGTTATATTTGATCGTTGCATCGTCAAGCCCGGCCATCGCTTCGATCGCGTCTTCGGTCAAGCCGCCGCCGGTCGCTTCGAGTTGACCTAGAAGATCCTCGATACCTTCGGCACCGCGTGAGAACATCGGCCCGAGTGCTGCGCCTTGCTTGCCGAATACCTCAATCAAGCGCTTGTTGCGGGTACCAGCGTCTCCGATCTCGGCGATGCTTCGCGCAACGGTCAGGAGCGTTCCCGGCGTGTCTTTGGCGGCGGCGTTAAGATCCTTGATCCCTAGGTTCTTAAACGCACTAGCCGCTTCGCCGCCATCCTCAGCGGCTTTCGCTAGGTTCACCTGAAACTTAGTCAGCGAACCGTTAAACGCTTCCGTCTCTACGTCCGAGAGGTTCGCCGCTAGTTGCCATTGCTGAAGCGCCGTCGTACCGATACCGAGCTTATCGGCGGTTGCGGCTATACCGTCTCCGAGATCTACCATCTCGGTTATGAAGTTCTTAACGCCGCCCGCAATCTCAGCGCCGATGAGCGCTCCTCCGACGTCACGAAGCGAGCCCACGAAGGCGTCAACCTTCTTGCTTGCGCCGGTAAGCTTGCTCGTGTCGGCGTCTACAGTGAACCGGGCGATAACTTCGCGTAGCATCTCAGCGCTTTCTGTTTAGGGCCGCTTTCGTGTCAGCAATGCTCTGTTGTACCACGATCATTCGGGCCGCGATGCAGTCGTCTAGCGTCCAATGTTCTTCCACTTCATGAAGCGTCGCTAGGTGCTCACGAACCGGTAGCCAAATCAGATCGTCGATCCAATCCGGTAGCGGTTCGTGCGTGCGTGTTTCTTCGTGCGGTAGTCGAGCGAGTAGATCCGCTAGTCGGTCTTGGGCGTGTTTGACTTCTTGACTGCGCCTAAAAAACTTTCGTAGTTCACCTTTACCCCGAACTCGATCCACTCGGCTAGCAAGTGGAGTTCACCCGCGAAGTAGTCATCGAAGATCGGCCCGAGTTCGAGCGGTAGATCGGCGCTTGCTCCTTCGGCGTTGCTGACTGAGCGAATCAACTTCGTGCAAGGGATCAACGCTTCGCGCATGTTGGCCCAACACTTGCGATCCCCGGCCTTCATACCCTCAAGATCGAACATCAGATCGTGTGCTTGACGGGTACCCCAACGGGTAATCCGGACTCGATCCCCGTTGCTTAGTGTGTGCTCGTGTGTCGTTTTGCCCATTGTCAGTTACCCCCAAGGAAGAGATCGCAACCGGCCGCCAGTATTGGCCACTCTTGTGAGCTTGCCTTGCTCCCTCGTGCGACGTTAGGCATTTGCTGGATAACACCAGCATCGGCTTTGAATTTGTCAGCACCGAGCGTGTCTTTGAACGCGACCGGTAGCGCGAGCTTCGTCAGCGCTTGTACGTTGTAGATAGCCGACATAGCCGAGTTCATCGGGCTAGTCTGAAGTAGATTGATCTTGACCATGTAGAGCCGGCTACCGGTGTCGGAGAAGGCGACCGAACCGTCTACTCCTTCGGTCGCTAGCCAACTGGGAGACACCGGTTCGATCGTGAACGCATCGCCTTCGCCGAATCCGCCGGGGATCAAACCACCGAAGAACAAGACAAGGTTAGCGAGCGAGTAAGAGCGCGGAAAATCAGGCAGACCCATTGTCAAACTCCTACGTTGATCACGACGTCGCCGCCGTGGATTGCGCCGCTAAAGCGGGCGGTTATCGTGATACCTGTAAGACGCCGGGCGTCCCGATCGCTTGCTTCCGTATCAGCAACCGCAATCGGGTTGACGATCGGGGGAACGTCGAGAGAAAAGATCTTGTTTGGTGCTTTGGTGCACTTATCGACTCGAGATTGAAGCACCATCAGACACGAATCGATGCCGGCTTGATCGTAGGGTACGATCTTCGCTGAGGCGAGATAGCCGAAGAAATCCTCTTTGCATCGGGCCGCTACGAAATCCGACGCGACAACTTGATCGAACCATCCGCCGTTCTTGGGCGTCTTACCCTCGAACGTGACGTTTACCGAGTTGCCGCCTTCGTAGACGGTACCACGCTTCGCTAGCACCGCGCTTCGCTCGCTCGACTCGAGTACATCGATCGTAACGCCTACCAGTTGTTTTAGCGCAACCGTGTAGCTTCCTGGCTCGTCCGGAAGGCAAGCGGCGAGCAGGGCTAGGTCTCGATAGTCATTGCTCGAACCTTTGGCAAAGAGCATCACCATTCGGTCCTTGCTGGCCGCTACGGCTGCACTGAAAGCGTCATCGGTATCGCCGGGGTCTGATACCTCGGAATTCGTCTGACGCCCGGCAAACACCTTCGTACGGCTTTGAACCCACGTAGAAGCGGCGGCGAACTCTGCCTTGCTGCACGAGTCGAGCGAAAACCCGTACCACTCGAGTCCGACAGTTGAGGAGGTCTCAAGCTCAATCGCCGTGAGATCGGTAGCGATGCCCGGATCGGTTGTCGTGTCGGCGTAGAGTAGCTTTGAGCGAGCAGGTAGCCGAGTGTAATTCACCAGCAAGCCGACATCAGTCACGCACGTAATTACCGCAGCGCTTGACGTGGACGCAATACCGGGAACCGCTTCGATCAAAAGCTCAAGCGCCGTCGCTACTTGAGTTGTAGTCTGTGCTGCCGGTACCGTATAGAGGATCCGGTTAACAACACCAGTAGCATCAACGATATCGAAATCGTAAACAGTACCGGCGGTCGCATCAACTACGGTCAGCGTAACGGTCTGAGTAAACGGAAGCGCTCGACGTCCGACAACGAATTTCTTAGGTGTCACTTTCTGGGAAAAAGCGAGATTACCGCCAACCGCTACAGGATGAGCGAGAGTACCGCCGCCCGCCAGCACCGCCGCTTGAACCTCAGCGGCCGAACTAAACTGCCTTACGCGTTGCGGCCAGAGAGTGTGATAGGCAACGAAGTTAGGAACACCGAAACCAGCGCGGGATGGAAATACCGAGTTACGCGCTACGTTGACCGTGATTATTTCGTTAACGATACTCATTTAGATACCTCGGATCGTTGGTACGTCGGCGTTATCGATCGTGGCGTACTCGGTTGGGTCGGTTTCTCGGACGTGTATGTTCATCGCGAGATCGATATAGCCTGTTGAGCTAATCCGATCGTCCGTCGTGTCATTTAGTGTGCCGTGGCTAAGCACTCTATCATAGCCGACGCCGATTGTGTTCAGGGCTTGCGTAATCGAGCGCCATCGTAGCCGAGTCCTAGCTCGCTCGGTATAGGTCTTGGATTCGTGCCCGCCAGTGTGATCGTAGCAGACGATTTTAATCCTCAGCGTGAAGGTCCTACGCCCAGAAACAGTCTCGACAATCGGCGCGCTTCTACCTCCGAACGGTACACCGAACGGGCTTGATTCGTCTGCGATTCGGTCAAGTGTGGAGTCATCTACACCGACGCCAGCAAAGCCAAGCAAGGAGTAGCGAGCCTTCACCTTACCGAAGGAGTTAGCGCCGTCTTGTTGCTCGACATCGCGCAACTCCAAACCGGTCAAGTTCGCAACGATCAAAGCAAGCGCTGGTTTGAGTGCGGCGAAATCGATCATCCTTCGACCTTACCCGTAATGCTTGATCGCATTTGCCCGGTGTCGATTAGCGGCTTAGACGATCCCTTTTTCATGATCGTACTTATCGCGTTAGGCGGATCGATACCGGCGGCGATCTTCTCTTGCACTTCCCCGGCACACTTGAGCGCAAGCGCTTCGAGGTTCTGACGTGGGTTGCCTGTACCTTTCAGACCGGTGGCAACCGCTTTGACCATCCGAGCAACGATCGTTGCTTCGTTTGCGTCGGCGTAGCTACCAATGAAGGAGCGCTGAGGTACACCGAGTCCGAACTCATGACGTTCAGCGTTCTCTAGATTTTCGCCGCCCGCGTCAGCGTGTACACCGACCGTCAACACAAGGTGCTTTGTCGACTCGATCGCCTTCGTTACTGCTTTCGCTCCCTTGTCGCGGTCAGAAATAACGAAGGCCACAAGTCACCTGCTCTTTGAGCGTTTGAAGCTCTTTGCCGTATGTGGTCTCGCCGGTCTTGCTTACTAGTTTTGCCATTTGACCGAACGGCGAAAGAGATAGCGCGTGAGCTAGCGTTAGTTCGACGGCTTCGTCCGTTTTGTCTTTCCAGATCGAGGCATCAACCTTCGTGATTGCGTAGGCTAAATGGGTCTCAAGATTCAAGAGACCGACCGCAGAAGCGAACTCGGGCCGCGACGCGAGGAAAGACTCGACGGTTACCACGTCAAGCCGTCTCGCGCTTCTCTCGGGCCTTCAACGCACGAGGATCTCGTCGGTTACCGTCCGGCATGACTTCCGCAAGGTTGTCCAGGTGACGCTTCATTTCCTCGGCTTCGAGTCCGCGCGGCGTTACTGCCACGGTCTTTCGGACGTGCTGCCCGGGTGGCCAAGGAATGACGTTTCCGGCAGCGTCTACCATGGCCCAATCATCCGTCAGACGACGAAGGAAATTCACCTTGCTCGATTCCGGTACTTCGTGGATTTCGCCGGGAGACGTCATAACCAGTTTGATCGGAATCGCGTTCAGCTCAGCATGCAACCGATCAAGCTCTGTACGCTTGGCCATCGTTTCGCCGATGTCGCGCGGCTTCATTGCCTGTAGTGCGTCAACCTCGGCTTGTAGCGCTTCGCGCTTGGGGTCGTGTTCGCGCCAACCAAATCGAATTCCTTCACTAACGTTCTGTACTCGCATACGCCGAAAGCCCCTATGGTCATTACACCATTAGGGGCTAAACAGCGTCGGTTAGCGTTCAGTCGTTCAAGCCGTCAAAGTAGGCTTGCGCCATCGGTCGAGTAACGACGGTACCGCCGATCCTCGCACGACACGGAACCTTGAACCCGAGATCTACAGCTTGCGGGGGGAGCGTCTCCCACTCGATCGCAACGATGGCTTCAAGGTTCTTGCTGTCTTTCGAGTAGACAACCGCCCGCTCGCCGTCGCCTTGTGCGTCAGCGAGATCAAGTTCAGTCCACGGCTCGATTGAAGTGATCATCTTCTGCGACGCGAGGAACACCGCCGCAACGCTGGTTCCGTTGCCGTTGTCTACCGAGTACGGCTTTGAATAGATCGCTTTGTAACACTCGGTGCCCAACAAAAGCGTCATGCCGCCGCCGCCGTGCTTTTGCTTCGTCTGCGTCCAGACTTGAAACGCCATGGTCATGAGATCGGCGAACATCTCTTGAGCGGTAGCGGCGCCGTTCCAGTCGCCGTTCAGTCCAGCCGTCACCAAGGGAACGCCGGTAGCCGTCAGGAATCCAGGGATGCCGGCTTTCGGGTAGCCATGGGCGAGCACGATATCAATCAAAGCTTCCATCGCTTCGCGAGCGATGTTCCCTTGCCGCGTCGTAAGCGGGTAACCGGCTTTCGCGGCTTTCTCGAGATCGCTGACGGAGTAGGAGTACGAAACGCCGGCATCCTCGATCGGCGTTACTACCTTCATTCCGTACTCGGAAACGTTCGGCAAATCGGTCGCGTACGCCGCAATCATTTTGGCGATACCGGCACGGTTCATCCGATACCAAACGTAGGTTTCGGCACCGCGCTCGACCGTTGCCATGGGTAGGAGCGTTTTGGACTTTCTTTCGTTGTAGTCCGTCTCGACGATCTCTGTTTTTACGTGTTCGAGCTTCTGCAAAAAGATCGCTGTCTCGTTGGCGTCGAGTCGGATTCCCTTCGCACGTAGCGCGTTCAGCGCGTCTTCTTGAAATGCGGTAAGCGTCATTTGTTGTTCTCTCGTGATTGGTGGTTAGTGGTTGGTGCGCCCGTTCACAATCACGGGAAGTTGACAGCGAAAGTACCGATCTGGCCGTCGGTTCCGCCCTTGATACACTTGATAAAGTGTCCGGCGGGGAGCGGGGTGGTGGTTGAGTCGTCTACGGCAGAAGGAAGCCCGGTCGCGTGCGCAATGTAAAGCGCCGTGGCTCCGTCAGGGATGGTACCCGAGCACTTGAGGTAGACCCTACCCCGGCGCAAGCAAGGAACCATATCATCCTCTTGATAGTGAGGAACGGTCGGTTCCTTCGTCAACTGGTAGAGTGCGAAACCGACCGGCTTTGCCACGCTATTAGCGTCGGTCGAAAGCGCTCCTACACCCTCGCTTGCTCCCTCGACAATCAACACGCCGGCGTCGACACCGGCAACGGTGGAAAGTGCACGTGAGTCGACTTCGGGCTTGCTGCTATCAGCGAGCATGCCAGCAAGCCCGGCGGCGGGTAGTGACGTGTATGAAGTCTGAGCGGTCATCGGCTGGATCCTTTCGCGCTGTTACGCGCTTCGCGTTTCTCGCGGAGAATGTCCGCTTCGGTCTTAGTCGGTTTCGGAGCGTTCAGCGGCCCGGAACCGCCGCCCCTTGCGGCATCGATCCCATCCGTTCGCGGCGGCCCGGGCGGGGGGTCTGCGGGCGGTTTGGGTGCGTCGCCGGGCATTGCATCGGGCTTATCCCCCGGCGCTGCATCGGGCTTGCTACCGGCCTTCCCGGCGGTTTGCTGTAGAAGCATCATGAGTTGCTCGTGACTCAGCGCCAAAGCACCGAAGTCCAAGCCCGGATGGGCGTCTTTGAGAATTGACAAAAGGATCTCATCGTCGGTTCCTTCGTCAAGCTTCTTGCCATCCAGTTTGATCTTGCGGGCGGCGGCTTCCGTCAGCAGTGAAGCCCGACCGGCGGCGGCTTTGCGGATTGCTTCCGGCGACGCTTTCAGCTCAGCAGCGGCCCGGGCTTTGTCTGCCACATCAACGCGCTTTTCAGCGTCGCTGACTTGCGAAACAAGAGCAGCGATCTTCGCGTCAACCGCCGAGATATGCTCGGCGCTTCCTGCGGTAAAGTCCTTGCCATCGATTCGGTGAATGGTCATTAGTGCGCTTTCGTTTGATTGTTCATCGTAGTCGAGTTCGGCCGCATCGGTTCTCAGCGAAACATCGCGCCCTAACCGCCCGCTACCCTTCGGTAGCAATGCAACGTGATTATAGACAATCTGCGTTTGTACTGCATCGTAAATTTCGCCGCTGTCTGTCACGCCAGGCGTATCGAGTAGCACGCAATCGTAGCCGCACGACAGATCCCCAGCATCACCCGAGTCGACTTTAGCGATCTCGGTAGCCGATGAAACGACTACATCACTAGTGACATAGTCAGACTCTACGTTTACGACGTCAGAGACATGACCGATCGACAGATCTTTCCAGTTATCGGCGCTTACGAACTCGGTAGGGTGAAGCCACGTTAGAGTGATACCGCGCAACGTGGCAAGCGACGCCGGGGAAAAGACCTCAGCGGGCGGGCGGTACTCACGAATACGTGCACCGTCATCGCGTCGATAGACAGCCACGCACGATTTCGTAAGGTTGGCCTTAGCTCGCAAAGAACCGTCAAGCATGCGCTCGAACGATACCGAGTCTAGTCGAGTGAACCGGGCGGTCATGGTAGCGGGGGATCTCCGCCTTCTTCGGTTGGCGGCGTTAGTGCAAGGATACGTTCGCGCTCGGCTTGCTCGGCGGCGGCTTGCTCGGCGGCGGCTTGTTGGTCCGCTATTCGTGCAAGCTCTTCTAGTTGCTCGTCGGTCAATCGAGAAAGCGTCTCTTTGATTGCGTCCAAGCCTTCGGCAGTAACGGCTACTTTTGGTACCGCTTTATTGAGTTCGTGAAACTCTCGCACGACTCGAAGCTTAAGCATGATGTCTTCTACACCGTTCGGCTTATCTGCATCAAACGCTTGCCGAAGTCTTCGACGCTCGATACCGCTCAGTGTCGAGTACCCTGGTTCTCTGCTAGTGAATTCTTTCCACTTCATGCGCTCATTCCTCCCACGGCAAAACCGGTATTGCCACGCATCTGCATTGGTAGTCTTGCCCGGGGTGGTTCGTGTCTCCGGCTTCGTTTGTCGCCGGCGGATCATCCCAGGATTGCCGGCTACCGTCTAGGGACAAATGCATATCCCTCACGCGTTCGTCGGCGGAAGCACTCCACACGTATTCGGTAATACCGGCGGCGGCTTGCCTCGCTTGCGCCATGTCGGCGTTCAGTTTCAGCACTTGATCCCTAGCGAGTAGATCCGCCTTCGATCGAGCAACGCTGAACTTGTCTTCTATCTCTTTGCGGATCGTCTCTACTCGTTTGCCAGTAGCGAAACCTTCGTCAAGAATATCGCTAATCTCGTTTAGTTGATAGTCCGCTAGTGACTTAATCAACGTGACGTTCTCTTTGCGAAAGCTCGCTAGCAGTCTTTTCGGTACTTGTGTTTTAATGCCGATCAAGCGCTTTTGCTCGGCTTCGTTCGTCTTGTCGACTCGGCCGAACACTCGATCCAACTCCTTCGGATCCACAGCAACAGAGAACCGAGACGGTAGCGCGTCGGTCCGTTTGGCGTACGCTTCGATCTTCGGCTCTAGGTATCGATAGATCTGGGCTTGTACGTCCGACAACGCGCGGCGTAGCGTGCGGCGGTATTCGAGTTCCGCCGGGCTTGCTCCCTTGCGTGGACGCGGCTTCATGACTCGATCGCGCGCCAAGCGACGCGGAAAGAGGGGGCGCCGTCTCGCAGGATGACGGATCCTTTTTCGTCAAGCTCAAAACCTCGATCGCGCTCGATTCCGCAAAGCCGGCATTTGTTCGAGTACCCGTGCTCACATTTCGCAACGCCTCGCTTGCCGGTTTGTGGATCTACGTACTCCGTCAGCGCCCGGGCCAGCTCAGCGCCACGTAGCGGCGTTTCTTGTGAGTCCCCTTCGTCATCGCCACCAGTGACGGGCAAAGCCTCAGCAACCGGCAACGGCGGCCCGGGAACGGGTAGCGGCGTTCCCTTGGCTTCGAGCATGGCACCATATTCGGCCAGACTCATCTCACCTTCAGGCCCGGGAAGCGGCGGCAAGCCAAGGTTGGCCCGGGCTTCGTTGACTTTCACCACTCGTGCGGCGTCGGTCGGTGCAAGCTCGAAACCGGCGGTTGACGTACTTCGCAGAGACGGATCGGCGTTCGGGTAGATTCGTCGGACGTTGTAAAGCACTTCGTCAGCAAGGACCACCCCGGCATCAACGTAAGCTTTATCCCGATCGGCTTCGAGCTTCTCACGCTCGGCTTTCTCTTTGTTCGTCTCCTGCCACAAGCTAGGCCACTTGATCGGCCGATCGATTCTGGCAATTCGCAAAAGCTTCTTGCACTGAGGTTCGATCATATTCGAGCGGTACGCTTGCACGACGTCATACCATGATCGGATGTCGCTTTCGCCGGTCGCGTTCAGCCCGGCCGGGGCTTGACCCATGAGACGTGTAACAGGAATCCGACAAGCCGCCGAAAGACGAACGGCTAACCGGTCTAACACGTCGGGAATGCCGGCGAAGGAGGTGCTTACCTTCGTGTAATCTTCGCCTTCGGCGTCAAGCATCGTTACTCGCGCCACGCTTCGAGTTAGCGCGATTAGCTGTGCTCGCGTTTCGATGCTCTCTTTTTCGCCGCCCGCTAGCGCGTTGATCAAACCACGGATCTTTAAGACGCCTTGCGACGCGTCTACCATCATCCGATTAGCGGACATGAAACCGTCATTGAACGATCGAACAATCGAATAGACGATCTGGAGTACCGAATCTTCCCATCCACTAAGTTGCTCGCGTTCTTGCTCGGCGGTTAGCTCACCGCCAAACACAAGCAAGCGCGAAACGTGAACCACCGATTGATTGCCGTAAAGCGGAGTTACACGGAACAACTCAGAGTCAGACAGCGATGACAACTCCCCGCGCAAGCGTTCGGCGCGGCGGCGGTCATACACCTTAAGCCACCGGATCGGGCCGACCCTATCGAGGTCTAGCGGTTCGTCACTCCTACGCCCATCATCGGCACCGATGACAACCACAGCACCACCGGCAGCACGTCCAAGGATCGCGCCTTCGGCGATCTTGCTGAGCGCCGTATAGCCCTGAGACATGAAGTCGAGTTCCGGGAACTTATCTTCTCCCCAACCCAAGCGAAGCGCATCGTCTACATGCAAACTACAGATTAGCTTACAGAGATCGTCGCCGTGGAATAGATCCATGCATGATTCCACGCTGATATTGTTGCGTGAAAATCGAGTATGACTTGTTGGATCGAGATCCGTTCCAAGCCTGGACCATGAGTTAGACCATCCGTCGATTCGTGAAATCGACTTGAGCTTATCCCACACGAGTTGAACGGTTGAACCCATCCGGGAAAGGGTACTACATTTGTTCCCGGATTGCTCGCATTGCCTCGCTAAACAAGTCTGAGTCCCTTAGCCAACTTATCGCCTGACTTGCTGCGTCTTGTTCGTCGTCTCGACGGACGCGAGGAAACGCCGGGAACTCGGTTCGCCATCGATCAAGGTAGGCCCCTTCTACGTGGATTACCCGGCTTTCTTGGTACTCATCCGCAACGGACATCATGCGAGCTGGCTTGCTCCCTTGAGGGTTCACTAGCTCGATAAAGCCCGGCATCGAATGACGTAGATCGTTCTCTAGCGCCGGTCCGTTTGCTTTGTCCTCTACCAGACAGCGAGAAGCTTTCCACGTTTTGCGCCGCCAACGGATCTCACGTTTGCAGCTTACGAAGTCTAAGTGTTTGAACAATGGTTCGCTAGCGAGCTGAAAGAATGTTCGTTCACCGTTGACGATACAGCAACGCCACCATTGCCCGGCTACGAAGTCGGATCCGTCCGTAGCTTTGAAGGTGAGATCCCATGATTGGATCGTTAGCCCCTTCGGCACTTCGTCAAACCGGCAAGTGAGCTGCATCCACAGAGGATTGATAATGCTTCCGCCTTTCGCGTTAGGTCGTAACTGGTACTGCGTATCCCATGCGTTCGTACCCGCCGAATTGACATCCTTTTTTAGTTGCGACATGGCTTCTGGCGGGAAGCGCTTCGCGTCGAGCGGTTCACCTTCCTCAGTCCTAGGATCAAGCGGATCGGGGTGGTCGGCTTCGTACTCCATAGGTAGCCGAGTGATACCCCAACCGGCCTTCTGAGCTTGCTCGACCGGATCCCCAAGGGCTAGCCGTTGCATCGTCAATAGGCGGACATACGACGCGGCATCGTTCGTACGGCTTGCGTAGGTCTCAGCAATCGTTTTCCAGGCTTGTTCGAGTGCGATACCGCTTGTAGCGGTTGCGTCTTTCGCTTTTAGCGGATCGTCAATGACGTTAACCGATCCGTGGTAGCCGGTACCCTTTCCACCAAAGGAGGTATTGAGCCGCCCGCCGTGCTGTAGCGTTTGGAAGTCACTAACCGGTACCTCATGATCCGGCAACACGTGCCCAAATAGGTCAATGTACCAAGAAGAGCGAAGGAGGTTGAAAAGCTTAACCGTCGCCTTATTCAGTAGATCGTCATCGTACGATGCGTAAAAGTACTGTTCGGTAGGCTTGACTAGTCCCCAAGTCCAAGCCGGCCACATAACGCCGGTTACCATCGTTTTACCTGTACCTGGCGGAAGCGTCAGCACGTGGTTCCGCTTGCGTCGATACGTCAGATCTTCGAGTACCGAACACATTGATCGGACGTGCCAAGCGTCGCTAAATATTGGGGTAGGATCCTCAGCGTGCGGCCAAGCGTCACGAATGAACAAGTACAAGCCGCCCGGCTTCCTGTACGCCCGCCGGGCTTGCTCGCGTTGAATACTGGTAGCAGACGGAAGGGTCATTTCAGTTAGCGCATAGTAGGAGTTCTCTAACCTTGCCTCGACCTTCGGCTTTGCCTGATACCGAACTAGACGAAGCGAGTTCTATTACAGTAAAGCCTTTATAGAGTGCTCTTGTTTCTGCGGTGTCGCTATTGCTGACGCGCACACATACACCCTTTTCCGCTAACCAGTGCGCCCACTGAGCGCAAGCACGATGGTCGAATGCGCCGGCGTATGCAGTGAACGAAGAAAGACTAGCAGGTACGTAAGGCGGATCGGCGTACACGATCGCTTGGCGCAGCCCTTCTTCGTGGGGGTGGACTAGATCGTGGAAATCCCCGCACTTGAATTGAACATCTTTGATCTTGTCGCTGAACGCTAGGAGTTCGTCAAGCGTCGGTAACGCAGCAGGAAGTCCAGACGCTGAGCACCCTTCGGGTACGTTGAACTTGCCGTGCTGGTTTACCCGGTGAAGCCCGTTGAAGCCCCGTCGGTTAAGGTAGAGGAACAACGCCGCACGCTCAATAGAACCGCTTAGGCGACCAGAGTTGTGTTGTGTCGAGCGGCCGAAGTTGAAGCAATCACGAGCCACGACATACGACACGGTTTCTAGGATCTGAAGTTCAGACGCTACCAGTCGCGGGCGGTACTTGATCTCGCGGTAGGTTGTGATCAGCGGTTCGAGCCGGTCTGACATCCCTACATGCTCGAACCTTCGGCCTAGTTCCCTGAGCCGAAGAAACACCGCAGCACCGCCGCAAAACGGTTCAAGGTAGTACGGAAGTTTCTTCGGGAACGTTGCAATGATTTGATCGGCTAGTCGGCGTTTGCCGCCAACCCATTTAAGGATCGGACGCGTCATGAGCACAACGGACAAGGGCAACCGCGCTTGACCTCCGGTCCTAGGGGCTTGATATGTCCGAGCAACCATCGCTTCATGCGTTCGCCATTGTCCCGGACTGAGCGGCTCGACTCGGTACCCGCGATGCGCTCAAGCTCAGCGCCGATCAAGCAATTGTCTAGCGTTTCGATGAACGATGAAAGGATCGCTTGACGGTTGTCGGGTTGCTCGGGTTGCTCGGGTTGCTCGGGTTGCTCGGGTTGCTCGGTCTGAGCGGGCGGATTAACCGCGAGATAAATCGATCCACAATACGGACAAGCCGGGAAGTCAGAGAACCGGTTAACGCCGCAATTCAGACACTCACTGTAGCCCTTTTTTACGTGTTCTTCGGTCGGTCTCGGTGTCGGTTTCGGTACTTCGGGCCGATCGTCGAGTTCCGGCATATTGCGTAGCTCGAAGGCAAGCAACACAATGCACCCCCAAGCAGCTTGCGCAATGTTCCTCAGTCCGGTTCCGTCCAGATCAAACGTCTCACGCTTCTGGAACCAGTCTGTCAGATGTCGCTGAGTGCTAGAGAACACACGGGAATAGGCCAAGCCTTTCTCCCAATTGCGTTGCTCGTATTTCTTCGCGCCTTCGGTGAACACTTTAGCTAGTTCCCGGATTGCGTCCCAAGGGAGCAAAGCGAAATTGTCTTTGTCTGAGTCGTACTTGATACCTTTGGTCATCGGTCAACCCTTCTTTCTAGGCGGCGAATCGATAATCACTATGATCAAAAGAGCAAGAAAGAAACTACCCAATAACGTAAGTAGTAAATGGCTAGGCGTCATCTTGGCCTCACTACCGGTTTAGAAACCTCGAAAAACTCGACACCGGGGATCTCTTCGGTCCGGCTCGCTTTGATTTTGTCACGGTCCGGCGAGCAGTATTCCCGGGGTACTCGGTCGGCGTCTACCACGCGAAAGTCACGACTGACGCGGTACGTAATGCCGGGCACGTCAACGGGCGGCGGCGGTACCACCACGGCGGCGAGCATGGCGGTTCTTCGCTCGGCTTCCCGCATTTGCTGAAAGCTCGATAGGCCGGACTTCATGATCGCTTCCAAGCGCTTCAGTGGGTCCAAGCCTTGCGCGAAGAACGCATTGATCCGGCGCTGAGTCTCGAGTGCTGGCTCCGCTAGTCGCTTGCGCGTTTCGTCTAGTTGTTTGATCTTCGCCTTTACCTCTAGCAGGAGTTGCCCGATCGTTATTGACTGAGTGTCGCTTGTGATTTTCCAGTCCGGCCGAGTGACGATAGCGATTGCTTCGTTCGTCTGCTCGGCGGTCGCTTGGACGATTGACGTAGCGATCGGATCGATGTCGGGGGTGCTCACGGTCCGGCCAGCCTTCCGAGTTCCCACAAGCCCAAACCAACCGCGTCTAGAATGTCTCCGGAAGCCTCTTTGAGCAACGCGAGTTCATCGGCACACAACGCCGCTTTGATTCTGGGGTGGTGCACGTTCTTGGGGACGCTCCCTTTCCACTTGCGGGGGTGGACAAGCTGAACGCGTTGCTCTAGTTGCCCGTATCGACCGGCGACGATACCCGCGCGAATACCGAGTGTGATCAGACTGTCCGGGCTCGCCTTCGTGTTTTTGCCACGCCAGCAAGGGATCTCTACTATCACTCGGTTCTCGTTTTTGGCGGCGGTCGGTGCAAGATAGTGCGGGTAAAGGAACTCCTTCGATACCTCGACTAGCGACGGACCGTGAAAGCGTGCGTAGCCTGGCTTACCGCCCGAATCATGGGCAATCATGAATCTAGCCCCCACTCAACCGTCAGAAGCGCTGCTACCTGCTCTACTGTCTTGTCTTGGTGTTTCGCTAGTTGCTGTAAACAAGACATGTAAGAAGCACCGGGCAGTAGCTTCTGTAGCTTTCTGGCTTGCTGTTTCTGTTTTTTCTTGTCACTCATGTTCGGTCACCCGCTAGATCGTCGTACGGTTGCGCTTCTTTGCAACTGGTAGGAGCGGCTTCCTTTCGTTGCTTGGCTAGTAGCTCGAAAATCCGCCCGAAGATTTCGGCGCTGTATCTATCGCTCATGTCTGGAACAACCTTTCTTTTCCGTCAGAACCTAAACCGTAGTGATGGATCGTGTCTTTGTCAATCCTGATGCATCGAGTCCAGGGCATTAGCCGCCCGTTCTCATAAAGCCCGACGACCTGCTTAGACCATCGCATCATGGCATCGATCTCGACCTTCGGCGGCGGTACGTGCTTCAGCCAGATCTTCGCCGCTTCCGTCATTAGCCGAGCGAGTTCTAGCGCGGCTTCATGCTGACGCCCTAGCGGAACCTCCAAAATAAACTCATCGTGTATGAAGTTGACGATCCGGCAACCGAATAGCGGGCTAGTCGTGTCGACGTAACACGCTTTCGATATTAGCAGACCGGCGGTTTTGCTTATGTCGGAAGCCAAGCCCTGAAAAAGCGAGTTGCATGCTTCGGTGTAGGAGCAACCGCCGCGAACTCGACCCGAGTAGATCTGCTCTAGTACGCCGCCGGTGTCGGTAATCCTCGCGATGTATTGCGAGTAGTCCCTCATTTCGACGCGGACGGACCACCAGAGATCGCGCAAGCGCTTCGCTTCTGGCTCGCTCAACTCGACGTCGTACTGAGCTTTCGCAGCGAACTTCAACCGAGCGGCACCACCACCGCCCGGGCACATAAAGTTTAAGACCTTGCCCGTTTGTCGTGCGTTCTCTACCTCGGGCCGCTTCTTGTTCGCCTTGCACCATTCGTAAGGTTGGTGAAGGATCTCCCCGGCGATCGTTGCGTGCGGATCAATACCGGCTTTCAGCTCGTCACCCAACGTCGAGCGACCAAACAAATGCATACAGACTTCGGCCCAAGTGTAAAGCTCTTGTCCGCCGTAGTCGGCCGACACGAAACAGCAACCCGAGCGAGGAACGAAGCACTCTCGCACGCCTACCTTGCGCGGTAGGTTCGTTATGTTCGGAGCGCTGCTACCCGCCCGTCCGGTCTCTTTGAGCGAGTCGAAATAAGAGTGTATTACCGCGTGCGATAACAAAGGAACATCGGTGCTGATTTGCTTCTTGAGGCTACTGAAGTCGGCGTAAGCGGTCAGCGCCGGATCGTCCACTTCCCGAAGCACCTTTTTATTAAGGCTTATCGCGCCGGTGCCGGTTATGAATCCGGCCTTTACGCGATCCGCGTGACTGATTTCGGTAATCAATGAAGCCATGCGCGATTTCGTTGCTTTGGTGTCGCGGGAACCAGCGACCGTTAGCCCCTTCCTCGGCCCGGACTTAATGACTCGATCGGGGCGTAAAAGACCTTCCCGGCGTAGGTACTCCCCGATCTCGGCGTACTCGGCTTCGAGTCCGGACTTGAATAGGTGAACCGCCGTGGGATCTGTCGTGATACCCCAACCGCTCATGAGCTTTAACCACCACGCGTGCGCGCATTGCCGTTCTTGTTCCCCGGCGAGCACGTTGGCGTAGTCACAAGCGGTTTGGGCTGTCAGGATAGGGTGACAGATCAAAGCGTCGTTTAAGGCGTACTCCCGCGCGCGCGTAGGCCATTGATCGATCGGTACGTCGGCTAGCTCAGCGAAGCGCTTGCGGTACCCGTCTTCGCCTTTGTCGAGTGTGCCGAATCCGTAGCGCCGGGCTAGGTCAGCGAGTCCGTAGGAGTTCACCGATCGATCGCCGGTTGCGATGTCGAGCAACTTTTGACGAACGGCAAGATCCAGCACTAGCCCGGCTTCGTGCTTCGCGAACACCAACGGCATCAGATCCGGTGACATCGCGCAAGATACGCCGAAGTCGTAGGCCAGCGTGTGACCGATAATCGTTACTGAGTCATCGGTTAGCAGTTCCCGGACACTAACGATCGTCTGAGCGGCGTTGACAATTACGCCGTCTTTGCTGCTAGTAGCAAACTGACCGCAAACAATCGGGGGGAATTGGTTCCCCGGGGAAAAGGGAAGCGTTTCGGTGTCGAAGGAAACGAGCACTACATCACCCGCAAGCCGCGAAGAACCGGCGATCCGTCTGACTCCACGGCTACCGAAGCAAGGCGGCAACCTAGTGTTATGTCACGATCTGTCTTTTCGTCGTATAACAGGGCTTCAAGGTAGGCCTCAGCGCTAGGACTAAGCCGGTCAAGTTCCTCTTTGAGTTCGTGGACCTTCACGGTTAGAACCCACGAAGCTCAAGCGTGCCATCGTCCAAGAACCGAACGTCAGTTAGAAACGTAGTGACTTCGTTTTCTTGCCATTCGTTGCCGGTGTACTCCCATTGCTTCGTGGTAATCATGACGGGCGGTACTTGCTCGAACTTGAGTTCTCCGGTTTTCCACTTCTCACACACGAAAGCGAAATGCCGATCAATCGCTTCTTTGAGTTGCCCGGGCCTGACCTCGTGGACTGAGGGAGCGGCGGCGTTGCGTTTGATCCTCGCTTTAAGGTCTAGCTCAAGCGGTAGCCGCAACTCGGGCGGCAACGCCAGCACGTCAAGCGCGGTAAGTTCCGGTGCTTCTTTCTGTTGGCCGTCAGCGGTAGGGTAGAGTTTGTGTGACACGGTAAGCCTTTCGTTGATTGTTGAATTGATAGATCGTTTTGCTGCGTCCCTTGGAGTTGAACCAAGGATCGTCCACTGTTACCAGGGATCGGCTTTACCTTTAAGCGAGACGCAAAAACACGATCCGGTGTCGTCCCTCGAAAACACCGGATCGCACGGGTTCAACGGCCAAGCGGGAAAAGGTAAAACGCTTGTTCGCCGTGTTGCACGGTCCGTTAGCCGCCCGCTCGAAGCGGAACCCGTTAGCGGCTACGTGAAAACTTCAGCGTGGCGCGAGTACCCAAGGATGTGCCGGGGATTGGCGGATGTAGTACCCGTCCGGGCTTCGTTCCCACGCCGGGGCCGACATGGGCAAGGGCGGCGGCGGCGGAGGAGGCGCCGCGTACATCGGACCGACCGGCGGCGGCGGTTGGTGTGAACCAGTCGCTACCACGTCAAGCCGAGGTTGCGTGCCAGCGATCCGCATGGCGGCAAGCGCTTCTTGGTGTGAGTTGTACCAGGGTTCCCAGTTGCAGATCGTGATCGTCTTCTGGTTCTGTTTCGTCACTTTGGGAAACGTCGCACAACGAATCCGCATGCCTTGCAGTGGTTGCCGGATTGGATCGATCGCCTGCTCCCACATTGCTTGACTGTTACGGTTGGCCCATTCTTCGCCTTCTGGGGTGACCGCTCCAAAGCCCATCAAGCGGAGCATGAAAGTTCGGATCTCAGCATCGAAGTACTCGCCGTCGCTCCCTTGGTAGAAGGAAAACCGCTTACCGACAAAGGCCGGTTGATCACACTCTATCACGTCGAGTTCAACACAAATCGCGTCCGGTTTCTTGCGTGGTGAAACGACCTTAGCCATTGCGATCTGTAGTACGTACTTCGCGTCAATCGGGGGGAAGTAATCGCCGTTGCTCTGAGTCTTAGCAGTGTTGATTCTGTCGAATAGTCCCATGGTCATCGTCCTTGTTAGTGTTCAGTTTCAGCGAGTAATAAGCACGTAAGATCGTTTTGCCCCGTGCGGGCGGTAGTCGAGCGTTTCGACGCGAGCGCCTCCGCAGTTATCTCTACCGGCAGATCTTGCGGGAGTGTAACGAGGATCGCCACCAGTTGCGCAACGGTTAGTTGACCGTCAGCGACGCTAGCAACGGGCGGTTCTGTGTCGGCCCGGGCGGCGGCTTCCGCCTTCATTTGGTCAAGCGTCGCAATCGATGCAGCGTCAAGCGCTTGCAAAGATCTCGCTTCTTGTTCTTCGTAGCTCCGCGCTTGTTCGTCTTCCTTCGTCATCGTTATATTACCTTGTCCGCGTATATTAGTTTTTGTTCTTGCTGCATTACTTCTTCTTGGAATCGCGACATGTTCAACGCTTCGTCCCAAGCGGCTTCATGCTCCGGTGTCAGAATGAAAACGTCATACTCGACTGAGTCCGCTTTTTGCCCGTCTCGGTGAAGCCTTCCGAGGTTTTGCTCCCATAGCGCGGCGTTCATCCCCGGCGACACCACAAGTGCCCTTGACCAGTGCTGCAAGTTCCTTCCTGTACTATTGGCCTTTATAGACGCAATGCAAGCGGAATCGGTAGGGTGGCTTTCGATTGTTTGGCCGTAGCGGTTTACTCCCCGGCGACCGTAGTAGGAGATCCCTAGCTCTTTCTCGAGACGCTCAGCAAAAGCGCGGTGCTCCGTCCAGACAATACCGGGCTTGCGGATCCATTCTCTGACTCGCTCGATTCCCCAGTTTGAGATCCAAACTGGTTCGGTACGCGGCTCGAAGGAGTCTTTGATGTTTGACCAATCTCGATAAGCAAGCGCCGCGGTTGGGTAATCGTGGGGGTGCTGTAGTATGTGGTTGACCACGGCGAATTGCGTATCAAGGTTCCGTTGATTGTTCCTCAGCACTTTCCGACAGTTCGCACTCCAAACCTTGCGCGCTTCTAGCCAGTCTTTCGGCGGGCGAGGATCCCACCTGTAGAAAAAACCTAGGGCAAGTTCCCTAGCGTGGCGCTGAACGTCCTTACCGTCGAATAGTGGCCACTCGTCAGGTGTCTCCCACTTGTCTCGGAGCGTCGTTAGTGCGGCTTGCAAGTCCGGCGGCGGCGTATGTCGCACGTGTCGAATCACGAGTGAGCAACCAATGTCGTTTGGACTGTCATGGGTTGCGACGATACCCGGCGTTTCGTTCAGTCTCCGCCCGTACCCGAGACGAACTCGAGTTCGCGGATCCTCCCCAAACGACTCAGCAAGGGCGATCAAGGCGCCCGGTTCTATATCGGTATCTTTGGCGTCTAGCAGTGACGCCCAGTCCCTTAGTTCGCGCTTGTGGATAGGTACCGGGGCGTTTACGGCGCCGAGACACCACCTAAGCAAATGGGCAAAGTCTAAGATCGAAGTGCGCGTAAAAGTCCCGCTAGCGGCAACGAACACACATTCGGGGTGTTCTTCGCGGTAGCGAGCTACTCGACGTGTGACGCCGGCGTCCAAATTCTTGAGCTTGTGGGCTTCGTCACAAAAAACCAAGTCCGGACCGTACGCGTCAAGAGCCGTCACACTACCGATCCTGCTCAGCGTTTCGTAGGACTCGATCCGGTAGTAATTGGGGACGTCCCAGTGTTCGGACAGATGGCCAAACTCGATTTTCGTTTTCCCGACAAGGGATGCCGGAAGGAGTAGGAGCGGTCGCTTTGAGCCGAGCACCGCCGGCGCTAGCGCGCTGATAAGCGTTTTCCCGCTACCAACGCGCTGAGGTAGTGCGGCTCCTCGGTGCTCTGCCATTTCATAAAGCGCTTGCGCTTGATTTGGCCTAAGCTGCATCCCACGTTTGCGACGGGCTAGAACTCGCGTTAGTTCCGCCGCAAACGTTTTATCGTCTGTCCAGACTCTACGCGGTAGCGAGAGTATCCGGGCAAGATCGGGGGATGCGCAGATCGCTTTCATTGGTGAATCCTCGTGGAATCGAACCACGTTAACCCTACTTTAAGATGCATCCTGTAGGGTTGTCCTACCGCTAGACGAAGGATCCAAACACCCCGATTAAGGGGCGTAGGTGCTACAGGAAAAACGGAGCAAGCACGTTCAGCTCAGACAGAGAAGTGAACGGTACCGAGAAGTCATAGCCGCCGTATCGGTTGACGATCCGTGAAATGTCGGTCTGCTTTCCGATTGGTCGAATTGAGTAATTGATTTTTCGGATCGGTGTCGAAACCGAGCACTCGACTTCCCAACAAACAACCGCGTCAAGATTCGTTAGAACCGCCCGGGCGATCGGTGCAATATCGTCAATCGACCGAAGATCGCCGTTGATGATGAGGAAATCTTTTCCTTCGAGTACACCGAGCATGCCACGACCAATTGCGCGCCTAGCTACGAATTCCCGATCGATGTCTCGATCCACGGCTTAGGGATCCTCGCTATCGTCGGACTCGCGCAAGCCCTCGAGGTCATCGGCCAACCGCCTCAGCGCATCGGCTAGATCGGCCCGGGTAATCGCCGTAACGTCGCGTGCGAGTTCCCCGGCGGCTACGGCGGCGGCGTTCTTCTTGGGTCTACCACGTCCGCGCTTGGGTGCGGCGGCTTCGATGACGGTGGCGGCGGCGGCTGGTTGCTGTGCTTCAATCGCTGAGGCGGGAACGTATGCGTGAGTTCCTGCGCCGGGGTGGGGGGAAGGTACGTACGCTTGCGGCGGCGGCGGCGGCGGCGGC